TGTTGATCTGTATGCACTATCGTCTTCGCTAGTCTTTTTCCACTCTACAATATAACGATTAACGAAAGAATCCGCAGCGGCTGTCCATGTGAGAGTAATAACAGGAATAACCGTACCATCTGAACCTAAAAAAGTACTAGATGAACCAGTTAAATTACTGGGCGCAGCTACAGTAAAAGGATCAGGCAAGTGTGGTTGCTCAAAATCAGCAATCTCATTCATCGTGTCGTATGTGTAGGCTGTGGTATCAAATTCCAACAGTTGCACAGACACTTCACCGTCATAATTAAAGCTCAATGAGCTTACCTGAAACAGTTTAGGCACAAGAGTAGGTGATAGCGATGGATGTGTAACGGTTACGGTGTCACCAATTGAGCAGTTTAAAGCCTCACTTGTAGCTTTAAATTGCAAAACCATGCCTGCTCTTGATCTACGCAAAAATACTTGAGCAAAGTCTCTAGCAACGTATACATTAGTTACTGTTTCAAGGTCTACGTCAAGAGCCAGCTCAGTTCCGTTATCTTCAGCTAAATAAGCGGTTCTAGTCGCTTGCTCGGCTGTCGTTCCAGTTGGACTAGGATATGTCACTTCATCTGGTTCATATCCAATTGCTTCGTTTGCAAACTTGACTGTAACTTGATTGTATTTTGTATCTTTAGACACGCCTTTTATTTGCAAGCCAGATGTCATGTTATCCAGGTTAAATGAAAACGTACTTGATCTATTTTTATCAATTACTAAAGAATATTGTCCTTGGTTAAAAGGCAAGAATCCTCTGCATCCCATTAACATCATTTCAATATTTTCAAACAGGGTCTTGTCGGTTTGCAGAACAGCGTGAGTTCTAAACAGCTTTCTTTGCAAGCCTAGCAAAAAAGGGATAAACAATTCTTCGCAATCATCCGCAGCCTGAGCAAAAGCAACGTAGTCAATAGCACTTTCAGGCAAACCTTTACCGTATGTATCATCAGTTAGATAATCTCTTATACATAAAGCAGGGTTATCAGAGTATAACCAAGTGCTGCGATTATTTGGTCGTTGCGTACCTACGCCAACACTTGCATCGTAAACTGGGCTGTTAGCATTTTGACGAGGGTCATATATTTTTTTGCCTTGAACTAACGCAGTAATTGTCGGTATACCTTGGAAGGCATCCTCATCCCACTTCAACTTAATAGCTAAGTAAGCAACGCCTCTGAGCCTTGCATCGGTAGTCCAAGCAGAGTCGCTTTGTCGAATCAAACTGCTAGAGCCTTGACCATTTGCGCCTGTAAACGCATTTATGGTGTATAAGCCGGCGTACTTGGAATCAGTTATAGGGTTGCCATCAACTTCAATATCTGTAATGGCATTAACTTCACCTTCGCACAATACCAATGCAATGTATAAAAATTCATTATCATCGCCATCTGGAACATCTTTTGTGGCAACGTATACACGCACTCCACCTACTCGTCTTGTTCCATAAACAACAGGAATTGGTTCAATGTTAGACTCTTTATTAAACAAAACCCCTTTCATGTCGTCGGCAGCTTTTTGCGCCTTCTTTTGCGCCTGAACTGCCATTACATAAGAGGCTGCGGCTACAGCTACTGCAATCCATACAAATATCATGATTTACCCCATCGTAAGTCAGCAATAGTCAAAGCTGCCCAATCAAATCCTATATCACCTGCAAAATGTACTTGCTGTGAATTAGTGTTAGTTCTTCTGCCGTTTTGTTTCTCAAAGTCCTTCCAGTGCGATGCGCACTCTATAGTTAAAGTACTGCTATTTTCAGAATCATTAATATCAAATCCAGTTATTAATCCTTGAAACATTAATATAGGTTCGCCAATCACTGTGTCAGTATCACTCATGCAAGCACGATAGACTTCAACAGTAGTATCTAAATATGTAGATTGACCGGCAGTTTGTGATAGAAATATTGAAGATAAACTTTGTTCCACACCAGACATAGTGATATTTAACGTGTTTACTCTAAGCTCTTGCGTTTCAACTGGACTATCAAGAGCCATCATGTGACTACTACTAGTCCAAGTTTGGCTAAGTGCATCTACATCTCTACCCCAATCAGTAAGCTTTAAAGGGGTGCTAAAGTTAAGCTTTACCAAAGTAGCTAAGTTAAAACTATCTTTAGCTAACTCTGCAATAGTTGCTGCATTAATTCCTCTAGGCATTAGATGGCCTCAATAAAGTCTATTTCAAAATCTAACAATGACGCTGAACCTAAATCGTAAGCTTGAACATCGTTATCTAAACGAACAGTGAAAGGTATATTGTCTTTTGTAACAGTTACATTGTTAGGAACATTGTTAACTAGTGGTGGCTGAAACTTTAATGTTCCATTAGCTGATAAATCTTCTGTAATCATGTAAATTTTAGTGTGGTTTGCAAACTTAAATACATCACCAGCTTTTAATGCACCACCAGTTATTCCATCTACAATAATGTCAGTTTCTCCTATCAGACGAGTACTTGCCACATTAGCCTTAATATTGCCAGTTACCGCACCACTTTTATTGCTGATTTGTGGGAGTACAATCGTAAAAGTATCATTGCTACCTTTCTGCAACATAATAAATGCCATAATAGGAGCAAACTCGGCCCTGGTTAATCGAGAGTATTTTGCAGAAAACTCCCATCTTTGACCGCCAATGTTTCTTACTTGGGTTCTACCAGACAAGCTTGTGCTAGATAAATTATAAAACTTACTAGTAAAGCTTACTGACTCAAATACAGGTGTTGTTGGGTATTGTCCACTCATGTTAGTTTTGCCTTTCCGCTATTATTAACAGCTCTGTTGACCATGCTAACTATTTGGCCTCTGCGAGAGTTTAAGAGCGCATCAAAGCCCTTAGTGTCGTTAGCCATAATATTGAAGTTAACATTTACATTTTGCGTTTTACTAGATTCTTGGTCACTATTAACTGCTCGTTTTAGGTTTTCATTTGTAGCTATTCTACCTGATGTTCCCATACTTAATAGCTCTGGCCCACGCTCACCTACTAAGTAAGACTCGCCGCTACGCACCTGACCACCAGTAGCGCGACCCGCAATTGCCGTACCTGCAACTAAACCAGCCGAAGCGTAACCCATAGTTCTAATTCCTGTCGCAGTAGCAAACCAAGCAAGAGGGCCACCCAAAACTGCCGATTGCGCAGCAGCCGCATTAGCTGCAACTTCCGTTGAAACTATAATCTGAGCAATTGCAATTGCTTTTTGCAAGGCAAATAATACTTTAGCTTCTTTACTACCTTCTTCTGCAATGCCAGACAATTGACTTGTAAATCCAGATAATGCGTTCAGAGCTTGCATTCTAACTGCATTCTTGGCTTCTTCTTCGCCTACTGCTATTTGTGTACGATCCTTAGCGCCTTTGTCCTCAATTTGTTTTTTAGCCGTTTCAAATTCTTGCAAAGAGATTAATTTGGCATCACGATCAGCAGTTATACGGGCTAATTCCTCAGACTCATGGGATTGAAGTAATTCTCTCTCGCTCATTAAGCCACGTTCAATTACAGTAAGATTCTCTTGAGCAGCAGCTATCATGACTTCACGTTTTGCAGTTTCATTTCTAACAAACTTTTCTAAGTCTTCTTCAGTTTTCTTATCTTTCTTTTCTTGCTTCGCAATTAATCGCTGCTCTTCTTTTGCTGCTTTTTCGGCAGCTTTGGCTTTTTCCTTTGCTAACTTAGCAGCGGCTCTAGCATTTGCTTTGATTTCTGCTTGCTCATCTTTATAAGCTTGAATTAAGCGTAATTTTTCAATAATTGCTTCTTTGTTAGAGCCGGTAGCGCCAACTTGAGAAGCTTGGTATTCATACAGAGCATCGCCAGTCAATGTTAATTCATTGTACTCATTATTTAATTGTTTAATTAAGTCTTCAGTAGCGGTTGTTACATCATCAGTCCTAGATATTTCTTCATCCCTTAAAGAGTTTAATCGTTCAATTTCAGCAGCAAGCTTCTCTTGTCTTTCGGTATATGCCTCTGTAGTTTCACCGGCAACGGCCTGCCCTGTTGCGTGGTTGTAAGTAAGTTTTATACCTTTTTCTTGCTCTTTGCTTAATTCTGCTATAGCTTTATCAAAATTTTTGACCTTTTCAACAGATAAAGACCTTTCGTATGCCTTGGCAGCAGGGCCAAGTGCATCAAACTTTTCGCCAAGTGTTTTCATATCTTCGTCAAGAGCTTCAAAAGCTTCTGACGCAGTATTTAACTGGCTAACTAACAACCCACCAATTAAAGCACCAAACGCAATTAGCGCACCAAAGACAGCACCACCAGGGCCAAAGATAGAGGCAAGTTGCGGCCCCTGTTGACCAATAATAATGAAAGCGTCAGTTCCAGACTGTGCCTGTACCGCAATATCCTGCAACTGAAAAGAGGCTTGCTGGGTAGCGCCTCGCATAGACTTGAATGGCGCAACAGTTTGGCCAGCTCCCTTGCCAACGCCTTTTGTTTTCTTCTCTGCTTTCTCGCCAGATTTAGCTAAATGATCTAATTCGGTAGCAGCTTCTTTAGCGCCTTTTGTTTCAACGCCAATGATTAGCGTATTCATTTCAGCCATGATTATTAGTCTCTTTAGAATGCAATAAATCAAGCGATCTAATTGCATCTACCTCAAAAGTAGATAAGTTGCCATAGATAGCCATGTAATCTTTGATTTGAGTATAACTGATAACGCCACTGGAAGCATTCTTGAGAGACACGAAAAGAACCCACAAATAAGTGAGTTCATCACGCAAAGTAGGTTGCTCGTCTAGCTCTTTAGGGTTTCTACCTAAAGATTTTGCTATTTGATTTAGATTATCTAATCGGCTAACTTTAGAACCTTTATCGTAGCCAGCAGCCCAAAAATGCCACTGACCAAAGGCTTCTAACTCTTCAATTAGCCCTTGATAAAATTTTTGCGGTCAGCTACAGCAGCATCTAACTGAGATGCAACATTAGGTGATTGATTATATAACTTAGCAGCAACCTTTGGGCTGAACTTAACATCTTTACCTTGATCTTGAAGACCTCTCCAAGATTTAGTCACCGATACAAGAAGATCAATCTCACCACCCTCTTCCTTATTAAGCAGCTTCCTGTGATAAGCCCTGACAGCCTCTCTGTACGCTTTAGAGTCCACACCCATTACGGTTACATAGAAATCAGTTTCTTTGCCGTCTAAGGGGCTTTTAATGCATATCTCTACGCCTTCGTTGTGCGCGTCAGCAGTGTATAACTGTTTTAAATCCATACTCTCTCTCCAGAGTTAATTAAGGGGCTTTTCAGCCCCTTTAGGTTTGTAGCTTTTATATTACTAGGGTTGGCGTGTAATTTTCAACTGGGTTGCTGCTGTAGAATCATAAAGAGCTACAAAATCCAATGAAATAGTTACTGCACCAGGGCCTGCTGCTTCTGGGTTACCAGAGTTGTACTTAATTTTAGGCATTAGGAAAATATAATCTTTTCCTGCTGAGTCAGTTAATGTGAACTGCAAAGAAGACTCTGTTTCGTTCACAAACTTGTTAAGCAGTGTAATGTCTTCAAAGTAAGCAGTTACGGAACCTGTCACAGTAGACTTACCGATAGATGGCTCAAGAGTCGTATCTTGACCAACAACGTATAGTGCTTCCATACCGTTATCAATACTTAGCTCTAGTCCAGTAACAATAGCAATAGAAGAACCGCCTTCAGTAATTGATCCAGTAAATGAATCAAATGGT